CGCAAATAAGATTCAAGTTCGCTCTGCAATCCACCCAGAATTATGTCGGCAGCGTCTTCCTGCCGTAGGGACAGGGAGATGTCCATGTATGTCTTAAGTTCAGCAACTGATACAAGCATTTAAAAACCCCCATCCACAAGGTCTGGAGAAGTGGGGATAGTTATCCCCGATTGCGCCGAGCGCGCAACCTATCTCGGAGTCGTCGGGCAGCGCGTGCTGCTGCTGATTCGCTCAAAATCTGAGCAGCCGTTGCAGTACGGGCGCGACCAGTTCGTCGGCGGCCCACAGTTTCTCCAGCAAGGTTGATGAGTCGGCGAGCGGTTCCAGCACGACCTTCGTCGCGGCCTTCGTTCTCGTCACCACCAATTTCTGTATCCAGATAGCAAATCATTGCAACTCCTCAAAAAAGCGATACCAGATTGTAGCACTTTTAGAGAGTTTTGAATTTTACCTATCCGAATTTGGAGGAGACTCAATATTGGGCGAGTCAACAGTTCCAGCAGGAGCCTCAATTGGAACCCATGCCCTGGAGTACTTATGTTCAGAGATTTTTTTCCGCTTGAGGATTGTTCCGTCCATAAGAATCTCAAGTTCGTCATATTTCATTGACAGCATCCTGTCAAAGTCTTGTTCCTCATAGGCTCCAGATGCAATCAGTTCTCTGATTATGTCGGAAACCTTGTGGGCCACAAGGGCGCCCCTGCCGCGATTGAGACGCATGTGCATCGCTCTGGCTTCCAGCGAATCACAGTCAACATATTTGACTGGAACGAGCCCATCAAATTTTTTGCTCATGTGCTTATTCTCTTTGACCAGCATCCATCTGTGGTACCCGTCAATAATCGTATTTGTTGATTTTTGCACGATGATTGGAGACATAAACCCGTAGTCCGCAAGAGAACCAGACAAGACCAAGAGGTCTGGTCTAAGCACATGCGTGGCGTGCCAAGTTGGTTTGTTGAGCACCGATACATCTACCAATTCAATTTCCATAAAATTCCTCACCCTTATCTGTTTTTAATTTCCGTCAATATCTTGACCATCGTCGCCAAGTTCCAATTCACGCATTGTGTGAACTTTTGTTTTTGGTCCTATTGGACTCGCTGCTACCGAAGCGCCAAGCGAGCCCATCAACATTGTTCTAATCAATTGATAAATCGTGTACGACTTTGGGTCTGCAAGATGCTTTCTCCTGAACTCGGCAACATAGGATTTTGCACGGCGTTTTTTGTGGTCGCCAATCATATAATCGTCAATGAAGTAACTCGCTCCATCAAAACCAAGTTTTGCATACCTGTTCACGATTAAATCTATATCCACCGAAGACCAGTAAAGTCGTTGAGCATCAATGTACGGGAACACCTCAACAAGCCTGTCGTAGAACTCTGGCTCTGTTGCAACAACATCGCCAATGCGGCGAATAGCAACCGAGTGGAGTGGAATACCAACACGACTATTGCTATCCGTGATTGCTGCAACATCGTAGTAAGAGCAATATTCTGCATTATGTTCTTCGGAAATAAACTTAAACACATCGTTTGTTTGCCAGTCGTAAATCACTTTTGCAAACTTAAGGGGTATCCCTTTTTTGTTTTTATAAGGGGTAACAATGTAGTTTTCGTGCAACTTTTGCACCAGAGAGCGATAACGAATCATTGACTCGTTTGCCCTAACGCCAGTAATAAAGGCAACGCTTCCCTGCTTGCCCTGCATCGTGTAGTAGTCAACAGATTCTGGTAATGGCTTTGAAGCATCTAGCCCAAAATGTTCAGCCCTGATTGCCCATGATGGCATTGGCCTGATGAGCCGTCCTTCTCGTTCGCGTTTTTGACTCCACAAAATTGCTGACTGGCGCCGTCCCAAAACCCAAATTTCAGTTCCATATGGAAGGCAGTACCACTCCATATCAACCCAGTCATAGTTCCTGACACGCTCAATGTATTCAACCGTTCTTGGGCTAACCATTTCTTCGTCACGGAAAATCACTTTTACTGGACCAAGACCACGCTCTTCATGTACTTCTTTTGCAAGATAAAGAACGGCTGTTGAATCCTTGCCGCCAGAAAACTGAACGCAAACAGTGTCAAAGGTGTCGTAGACATGGCGAATGCGGGCACGCGCTGCTTCAACGCAGTCCATGTCAAGGAACAGTCGTTGGCGTGTCACTAGACCTCGCAGTGTTCGTCAATGAAATTCATTAAACGCTCTGCTGTCGTATTCCCATCAATTGATGGATTACTACGCAACCAACGCACAAAGTTGTACCAGCGGCTCTGTTGTTCAGGTGTGTCAAACACAATCGTGTACTGGACAATCGCCTGTGGAGCGGCATTTGGCATAGCAGCAGCAGCGCCTTTGATTGCGATTTCTTTTTGGTCGTGATTTGGGTTGGCGACTATCTTTGATTCCTCATTTTCATCAACCTCAACCAGTGAGCGCAATTCTTCTTTGTACTCTTCCTGCTGCTGTGTCGTAAGTGGATTAACAATTGTTGGCGCGATGTAGGCACCACCAGTTGCATTTTCAACTTCGCGAATTGTTGCTCGCTCATCAATTGCGGCAATCTCAAATTCGTCCCAGCCAAGGTTGTCCCACAGCGTTATGTAGTCATCGGAGACGGTAGAGAGCAGATTGTTGAGCAAGTCATCATCTGTGTAACCAAGTTCCATTGTTCTGTTGTCGGCAAGAGCATAAGCAATTGCGCGCTTATCGTCACCCTCAAGAAAGATGCAGGCAATCTTGTCCCAACCCAAACGCTTTGCGGCTTGGAGTTGATGGTTGCCAGCAATAACGGTCATTGTTCCATCGCCATTTTTACGAGCAACAATTGGCTTGACCTGCCCAAATTCTTCATATGAAGCCGCAATTGCGTCAATGTCACCTTTGCGCGGGTTGCCCTCAAGTTGTTCAAGGCTATTGATGTCAACGGCCAGGGATTTAAGAGATTCGTGAATTCCGTTTTTCATACCTGTACTCTCACATTTGCGTTAAGTGTTCGCAGTGAGTCCATTGAGGTTCTCACTGATAGGAGTTTTTCTCGTTTTGCTTTTACGAGTGCTTCGGCGATTTTGTAGTCATAATCAAAATCGCTCATCTTGTAGTCAGCCCACGCTTCGCGCTCTTTGATTGAACCCTTTGCTGAAAGGTATTCTTTTGCCCAGTTGGCGTTATAAAGCGCTTCCTTTTTTGCTGCATCTTCTGCAAGTTTTTCAAATGCTTCGGTTTCTTCTTCAAGCATGTCCATGAGTCTAAGAAGTTCGTTTTCAATTTCTACCTGACTGATAGGTCCACTTCTAGCCATGTTATTTACCCTTTTCTAGTGCACTGAATAGTGGTTCCCAATCTACCTTGGTCAGTGCTGAAAGTTGTTCATCCGACCATTTATATGGAGATTCATCTAGCCGAGCCAAAACCATTTGCTCCAGAACCCACGCATCACACATGTCGTCGGCGGATGGGCCAGTAAAATTTATGCCAGATATTGCAAACACGGAAAACAAAACTTCCTTTTTCCCAGCATTGCCTTTTCCAGTGGCAAACTTGGCACGGCAGGTTGGGGGGACATCAATAATTGGGAATCCATTTTTAACCAAGACGGATTTAACCACTCCGCCAAGTTCGCCAATTGCATGAGCCCTGCTGAACTTTGAGCCAAAAGAATACCCCTCTATTAGGATTGCCGTTGGCCTTGACGACATGGCGAGTTCAAGTACCTTTTCAGAAATTTCAATCAGCCTTGCAGTCCCTTTTTGCTTTGAGGCAATAGCCATAGACTCGCCACCAACGCAAACACCAGTTGATGTAAGGGACAGGTCAATTCCCATAAATCTTAAAGTGCTCATAAGACGAGACTACTACGCAAACCCAATAAATACGGGTAAAAAATAAAAGACGCAAGAACAGGGTAAGTCTCCCTACCCTGTCCTTGCGCCTATAACGGTCCTAAGGATTACAAGTTTACTACCGTTCCCAGCCGTGCTTTGCAAGTCCTAAATCAAAAGCAAGTTGTGGATAATTTCCTATCCTGTTATGACAGGGTCTGCAAACTGCAAGCAAATTATTTTCATCAAGTATTGAACCACCTTGTGAACGGCGGACTAACTCATGTATGTCAACAGAACGATTTTGATTAAACAAAGTTTTTTCGTCATATGTAGCAAACACTTTACATGCTTGACAGTATGGATACTTTTCTAGCAAAGCCTTAACTAGTGGTCGGCGAAGTTCGTACTCCGCTTCCTTCTTTTTGCTTCGCTTCCTAATCACTAGATTCCGTCAATTGATTCAAATGTCCAGCGATTATCAAGCGCGTCCCACAGCGCCCTGTCTATTGCTGTTTCTTCAAGGTCATATTCGTACAAAAGGTCTTTGTGCTTCATGATTGCTTTGCGAAAGAATTCTGCTTGAGCAGCATCGTTTTGAGCCATTGCTTGAATGTGGTCGTCGCTTCCAGTGTCAATAAGTTTTGTGACTTCGTCAAGTCGCCTATTGACATGAAACATAAACCGTTCAATTTTTGTTCTGCGCAAGGAGTACGCAAGTTCTGCTTCTTGTGCCAAAACAACACCATCTTCCCCGAGTGCTTCGTACCGCTCCTTGTCTGCTTCAGCATCAGAATCAATATCGTCAATCTGAGACTGCAAGTTGTCAATTAGAAGCAAGAGCGCCTTTTGCCACCTGGCCCAATTTCTGGACTCCAACAAAATTTTTCGTTGTTGCGCAGAAATTTTATTCTTTACATCCTCTGACACGAGGCGCGCAAATGCATCGTCGTTTAGCAATGAACTCATAAATAAATTACTTTCTACTCCATGCTGGACAAATTGATTTGTAAGAACAATAATCGCACAGTTTTGATTTTATTGGTTCAAAAGAACCGCTCACACAGCGTTCATCAATTTTCTCTTTGATTCCAACAACCCTGTCAACCGTGTTTTTAAGCGACTCATCCGTTACCTGTTCAGTGAATTTGACACCATCTTTTAGGTATAGCAATTCAAGTTGCGATGCCTTGAACAAAGAAGTCAGATTCATTAGGGCAGCGTAAATTCGCAACTGTTCAAACTTTCCAGAAACCCAATTCTTATTTGGCGTTCTGCCAGTTTTATAATCAGAAATCACCAAGCCGCCATCAGCGTCGTTGCTAAATCTGTCAATGAAGCCTTTCAGCGTTACGCCACCGAGAGAGTCGTTCAGTTCGTGCTCAATCCCAGCAGGAACGACTTTTGATGGGTCTTCAATAAGCCACAAATTCTCAATGCAAAACCATGATTGCCAGCGAATCTTTTTTATTTCGTCAGCACGACGAACGACAACTGCAATCTTGTCGCCCCACTCCTTGTTCCAACACTCAGCGGCTAAATACCTAGCGGCTTGAAGCGTTCTGTCAGCAGGTGGCAATTTGTAGAACAACTCCAAAACATCATGAACAAAATTGCCCATCAATGCTTCTTTTCCAGATTCATCTGGAATGTTGTCTATCTTCCCGTACTTGAACTTCAGCGGGCATTGCTCAAATGTCGCCAAAGAGGAAGGAGAAAGATGCGGTGGTGGTTTTAGGTCTTTATTTTCCAGATTCAACTACTTCGCCCTTCAATTTGATTTGGGCTAATTTTGTGTAGAGGAAGTCAAGAATTTCTTGTGTTGCATCTTTTGCACTGGTTGGCTTCGGCTTGTCGCCATACTCCTGCTTCCAGTATTCGCCAAGCCTGTCACGCTCATCTTTCGTCAACTTCTTGGAAGCATCCTTGAAGTCTTCCCATCGTTGCTCGTGTTCTGAGAGCGGAACATTTGATGCGTCAATTACTTGCTCAATCTCAATTGCATCTTCACTACGAGCAAGGTAAAGACCAACGCCGAGCGTTTGTGCTGCTTTCTTGAGAGCGTCAGATATTGCGCCCTTGAATTCATCGCCAAGGTCAACAATTTGGCCTTGCTTGGTGCGCTTGATTTTCTGTCCACCAAATCCATCGCGAGTAACGATGTTGAAGTCTTCTCCCACCGTCGGAATCCACTCAAGGCGAACATGAGCAACAACGAAATCTGGGTCTGATGCGTCGCGTTCACAACGAACAATCTTGAATGACCATTTGTCCACGCCAAGCACTTTGTTTAAACGAGTAATCACTTCGCTGACTGGAATGTATGTGAGAGCGGTTCCACCCTTGTTGAGAATCTTTTCCATTTCCCGTGGGAATGGTTCTGTGAGTTGTGGGTAAATGTCGTTCATTACTTTGCCTCTCTAATGATGATGCTGGTTTTGTAATCGCCCTGTTCGCAGTACGAGTCAGGGTTAACTCCAATTTCGCCGAGTTTCCCAACTCGCCAATAAGAAACTGCTGCATAGTCAAGCAACTTGACGACCATGTCCTGTGCGCTCATGACAACTTCACCAGTATCCATGTCAACCGACATTTCCGAAAGTCGCTCAGCAACGCGAGTCGCGAGTTCAGGGTGACGCCACTTCTTTCTGTCAGCGGCTGTCTTCTTTTCAATTGTGATTCCGCTTGCGGTCTCAATCATTCCGCTAGAACCCATGAGGTTTCCAACACCGTGCGCAAACGAATCGTAGATAACAGAAAGTTCACGCTTTGCAAAGTTCAATTTTGCAAGACCCTCTGCCGCTTCGTCAATGTCTGGGTTTGAGTCAATGTACTCAGTGAGTTCTTTGTTCAAGTTGGATAATGCCGAAGCAAAATCCTCCAGTGATTTGATAGTCATATATGTCCTCGCTTAAGGTATTAGTAATAATTACCTAGACGACGATACTGACTCTTTTCCTCTGCGGCAACCCCAATCCTGTCAAATGTGTAAATGCTCCCACGGCGGAGTCAACTTGGTCGTCGTGGTTGGTGGATTCTGGGAATGAGGACAATTCGTCCATCCAGTCGCTTAGCCATGCTCCACGCACAACCCTGACATTTCCGTTAGCAACGGCTGCTGCAAAAGGTCTAGCCCTAGTCACCTTGTCGCCTGTGGAGCGAACCGCACCGAAGTCGTAGCCTGGAACCACATATCTGGCGTACTGGTCCATGAGGGCTTTGCCAGATGAGCCTGGCTCCTGCTCCATTCGGATTGGCACTAATTTCCCATCCTCATAGGCGGTCTGAGCAATGAACTGCTCAACCTTTTCGTTTTTGACACGGGCTTTCTTGACATCAAGGATGTATGCAATTCCTTGGTCAAACATCATCAATGTTCCGACCGTCCAGTCTGGGTCTGGCGTGGCGGCATTTGGCTCTGTTGCTGCAAGGTCCCAGAATCTCACGACTCTTGCCGAAGATGTGATTGGCGGTATTTCTTCATTATCAATAATAACTATTGATGTTCGCTCAAACATGCTTCCGAGGGTCGTTGACCACCAGTCACCCTCTTCAAGACGGCGTCGTTCAACAGGGTCAAGGGCTGATAGAGCCTGACGGTATGAAATAGCGTCAATTCCAGGGTTGTCGGTCAGTCGCGACGGAACAAAGATTCGCCCTTTTTCTTGTCCCTCAACAATAAATCTTTGACGCACCCAGTTTGGGGCAGGGTTAGATGCGCACCTCATTCGCAGTGGAACCTCGGATAATGGGCCACTGTTCGGGCGGCGGAGACGGGAGAACATGTACCTGTAGTCGTTTTCTCGTATTTCCGTAACCTCATCCATTCCGATGAATTGGAACTCGGAGCCCTTGTAACGGAGATAGTCGCCAGTGTTATTCAGATAACCAAACGAAATTCTGGCTCCAGAAGGGAAGGTCGCGACGAAACTGTTGTTATTCCAGTGGATGTCGTCGTGTGGACTCACCCATGTCTTAAAGCGGTCCATGAGCGCTCCAGGGAGCGATAAGTCAGCGAATGTGCGACGGAAGAGAATCGCAGAATAATTAGGAACATCTACATACTGGAGTGCAGACATGAGAAGAGCAGATGACTTTCCACCACCAGCGGCACCACCAAACAGTGCCTCAAGTGAGTAAGTTCTTAGAAAAACTCGTTGATTTATTGACGGAGCCTCTGGTACATAGAGGGGCTCCTTCGGCTGCAAATACTCTAAAACTTTCGCCCAATTAGTCACATTCGTCTCCAACAAGTTCTATCGTATGTCACAATTGTGCGCTAGGTTGTACACGATGAAAAAAATATTCAAGGCAATTGGTTCAAAGTTCACTAGACCAACCTTCGCGAATTTACTGATGGCATCATTTATACTATTTACAGCGATTGGAGGATTTCTCATAGCACCACCAATCGGATTCCTGGTAGCAGGTTTGACATGCGGCATATTCGGATACATATTGGGCGCTGAGTAAGAATTATGGCGTGGAACTCATCAACATCTAATAAGGGCGCGTCCGCGCCCAGTGGCAAGGCTCTAGGTCCTGGCGCACCCATAGCAATGAACCCTGGCCTTGCTGGCAATGCTTACCACGACATGTGGGACATTGAGCGTGCATACCGCGAAGGTATGCAGAAGGTCACTTGGGTTTCAAGGTGTATTGACGCTATTGCTGGAAACCAGGCGCGACTTCCAATCATCTTGCGAAAAGACAACTCTAGGGACGGTGAAATCCTTACAGGTCGCCGTGCGCTTCGCTCTCCACTCCTTGAAATCTTGAATACAAAGTCAAACATCGGTGAAAACTCATTTATTTTCCGATACAGACTCTCTTCACAATTGATGCTCAGCACGCGCGGTGCATTTATTGAAAAGGTAAGAGGACGCGATGGACGAATCATTGGACTCAACCTGCTTCCACCGCAACACACATCACCGATTCCATGCCCACGCAGATTCGTTTCTGGTTACGAAGTAGCGATGCCTCAAGGCGACAAGATAATCCTCAAGCCAGAAGATGTATGTTGGGTTCGTCGTCCGCACCCGCTTGACCCATACCTGTCGCTAACACCAATGGAATCTGCTGGCGTAGCGATTGAGATTGAGAACTTGGCGAAAGTTTATAACAGGAACTACCTCTTGAATGATGGTCGTCCTGGCGGAATCCTTGTCGTTAAGGGCGAAATTGACGACGACGATAAAGATGAATTGCGCAATAGATTCAGAGGCAACTTGACGAGAGTTGGCTCAACGACTGTTATTTCCGCAGACGATGGTGTTGACTATGTTGATACATCAGCCAACCCACGAGATGCCGCTTATGTTCAAATGCGACAAATTCAAAAAGAAGAAATTCTTGCAGCGTTTGGTGTCCCAGAGTCAGTAATTGGAAATGCTTCTGGCAGAACCTTCAGCAACGCAGCAGAAGAACATCGTGTTTTCTGGAACGAGACCATGCTCCCGCACCTTGACCTGCTCGGTCGTGCTTTGGACGAATTAGATGAAGTGAACTATGTTGACTTTGATACATCAAATGTTCCAATTTTGATTCTTTACAAACAAGAACGCTCGCGCTATCACCTTGACGAATTCAATGCTGGTCTATTGAGCGCGAATGAGTATCGCGGCTCAACTGGTCGCAAGACCGTTAAGAGTGACTTGGCTGATTCTCTGTTGATGAATCCCAACCTTACGCCAATTGCCAACACCGAAAAAGAGATGGAACAAGCCGCACAAGGTGCAATGCCAGGAATGCCAGGAATGCCACCAGGCGCTCCAGGGATGCCACCAGAAATGCCAGGAATGCCACCAGGGGCACCAGGCGCTCCAGGAATTGAAGTTGCACCAGATGGAAGCATGGCAAGCCCTCTTGACCCTAATACCATGGCTGGTTCTCTCGCAGCAGCACAAGGCGCCCCAGCGGGAGCGGCTCCAGAGACAGGAATGGCTCCGCCACCAGGCGCGGTCGCATCGGCTGAACCGTTTGGTGGAATTGAGACAAAACAGGAAAATCTTGAACTTGAGCGCTGGAAAGAAATCCTTGGCCGCAGTTTTGAGCGAGTGATTGAGCGCCAGCAGCGAGTGACAATGGAAAAAGTTAACGGCATGAAGTCAAAGAAGGCTCTTGCCGCTGGAACTCTGGATATTGAGGCAATCTTCTCTGTTGAGACATGGGATAAGCAGATGGAAGAAGATATTCGTCCAGTAATTGCAACAATCATCCAAGACTCTCAAGAGACATCAAAGAAATCACTCAACAAGGTTGATGTCATTTCCCAGATTGATTCACACATATCTAGATTCAAAAAAGTCAACGCTGATACTCACGAACAACTCGTATCTGCGTACATGGCGGCACTTCCAGTTCCCAACGAAGACAACAGAAGCACAGTGTTTAGGGCTTCGTGCGTAGGTATTTTCACAAACCTATTGGCTAAAACGAAATACGAACTTTCAAGTGCAGAAGCACGACGCGCATGGGGATTTGCAAGTTAATTTCAGTAATTAATATAGTTTACTGAAACTATAAGAAATACTTGCTGCAATTGGTGGCATCTGTCGTTTATTATCGTTAGTACGCAAGGACGGCATCATGTACAACGAAATTCAATTCAAAGCAAACTCTGGTCAGGTGAACATTGACCAAGCAGAAGGCATTGTTGAATGTTTCGTCGCTGGAATTGGCAATAAAGACTCCGTTGGTGACATTGTTCTTTCAGGAGCATTTTCAAAGAGCCTTATGCGTCGCAAGCCTCGTGTTGTCTGGGGCCACAACTGGAATGACCCAATCGGTAAGGTTCTAGAAATTTACGAAGTTCCACCTAGCGACCCGCGCCTTCCAGCAAAAATGAAGATGGCTGGAATTGGTGGCTTGTTCGCAAAAGTACAATTCAATCTCAACTCAGAAAAAGGACGAGAGGCATTTGCCAATGTTGCTTTTTTCGGAGTTGAACAAGAGTGGTCAATTGGATACAAAACGCTTGATGCAATTTTTGACAACACGCGCCAAGCAAACCTCCTAAGAGAGGTTGAACTTTACGAGGTTTCGCCAGTTCTTCACGGTGCAAACCAGTTGACTGGAACAATCTCCGTTAAGAGCGACGAAGAGAAGATGCACATGATGGGCGGCATGGGAATGCCTAGCACGATTGTTATTGCACGACCAGAAGACGAAGGTCCACAAGAGCCTCGCGACCCATTCGCAATGGGTATTGCGCAACCTCTATCAGATGACCGTCGTGCAGGACTTCAGCAAGAACTGGTGAGCCGAACTGGTGGACCAATTCATGTTCTTAAAGCAACTGAATCATCTGTTGTTTTCATGAAGCCAGGTCGTGGATTATTTAGACTCAGTTACTACTTTGACGGCGAGCAGTTCATGTTCGGCAAGCCAGAGCCAATGGGTCAGAAGCCAGTTTCCGTAATTCCAAGCGTTGGACCAAAGCCAAATCTTTCTGGCCCAACTGCAATTCCTGGAATCAGCGGAAAGCCAAATATCCCGTCCCCAGCGATGCAGTATGCGTCACCACCTCCAACAGGAGATGCAAGTTTGGTCTTTGGGGCAGTACGACCAAAGGGCACCGAGAAATCACTTGAAGAAGAAATTGATATGTTGCTTGAAAAGATTGATAGCGATGAAAAGATGTCAATTAAGTCGGATGCAATTGAAAAACTTAATTCAGTAGTGCGGACCCTTCAGGAAATCATTGGTGTTGAGACAACTGAAAAGTCTGAACTTCTAATTGAATGCGCCCCAGAGCACGCTTTTGAAGCAAAGCAACTCCTTGACCCAGTTTTTGAATACCACCAAGTTGAAACGCTTGTCACGGAAAACGGAATCTTAATCACATCGGACATTGACCTTGACGCATACCAGGCAATTGAGACTGCAACAAAGTCTTTGTTTGGGCGTATCGGGCGCAGAATAGGGCCTGGTGGTCCAAAAAAAGGTAGGCGCGCAACGCGCGCTCTCACCCAGATAGACGGAGTCCTGGACCCGAAAAAGCGTCGCGATGTTGATGGCGACGGCATGATTTTTGATGGAACTTGGCGTGAAATGCCAGCCCCAGCAAAGCCAGCGATGACAACTGGACTTCAATCCAGAAGGGCAAATACCGTTCCAACGGCTGAACCGAAGTTAAATGTTCGCCTCACTCGCACGCAAGCAACAAAAATGCTTGATGGAATTAAAAAACTTTCTGGAAGCGAATCAGAAGGACCATTGAAGAACCTTCTTGACGAGATTGAGCGTCGCAAATACATTGGCGACCCAAACATTTCACCAAGCATGCTTGATTCAGCGCTTGAAGAAATAAGCAAGCGAAAGTCAAACGGCGAGGCTGTTGACAAATTCCTTGAAGACGCATTGAACGAAATGAAAACCACTGGTGCGTTTGGACAGAATAATGCCCGTAGTCGCGCTGGTAGGCCGACTGGTGCTGCGGCTCCAAAGAAAGAGGGACAGCAGAACTTCGCTGGGTACTCGTTTGAGAAAGTGAAGCCAGAAGGTTGGGATTTAATGTCCCTTGAAGATAAAGAAAATTGGCTTGCCACATCCTCGTCTACCGCCAATTTGGCCACACGAGACAGAGACAGACTTCTTGCACAGGTGTACGAAGAAATGGACAGGCGTGACCGAAGGACTCAGGCTCGTCAGCGTGCGGCTGGACGCGCAGCATCTGCTCCAGAAGAAGCACCAAAACCAAAGCCAGAAGCGAAGCCAAAAGCAAAGCCAGAGCCAAAGGCATCACCGCAAAGTGATGACGACCTCACCATAGACCAGGCTCTATTGCGCAAAAATTACGCTTCTCTGACCGATGACGAAAAAGAAGAAGTTGATGCCTACGAGGCTGGAGTAATTGGCAAATTGACCGAACGCCTTCGCGCTACTAACGCCAAACTTAACGAGACTGGAAAGAACGATGTCGCCGAACTGGTGGACGGAACCCTCTCCGAGATTGACAATGCCCTTGGTGATGGAGCAACTAAAGAAGCCATAAATGACGCGCAAGACGCCATTGCAAAACTCCTCAAAGAACTGAACACTTCATACGGTCCAAAGCCAAAGAAGCCAAAGGCGGAGGAAGAGGGTCAAGAAGTAAAGCCAGACAAGATTTCTAGCGCTGCTGGAAAGTTTAGGAGTTATTTCACGACCGTCAACGAGGCCTTGGACAAGATGCTGGCACGCCGTGCATCGTCGGCCGATAGGGGCGACGAAGGAGAACTAGACCTCTCCGAGCGGGCGGTATCTGCTCGCGTTCGTGGTTTTGATGAAACAGACATACCAAATAGGTTTGAAAACTCGCTCAAGTTTGCTCGCTCATATCAGGATGCCCGTTCACGCCGTAAGACTTCTGGTGCTGGTATGGTTCGTCAGAACAGGACACCAGGCGGACTGCGTTCCGACAGGGGCAAAGTTGAACCACGCACGGAAATTATCGCTGAAGCCACATGGTGGAAGAAAATTGAAGACTCGCTTCCAAAGGAAATACGAGAAGCAAAAGACAAGGCAACATCTGACGCTCTTACTAGGCTGTCCACGCTTCTCAAGCGTCAAGAGTCTGGAAAAACTGGCTCCCGCAGAACCAATGTTGGAACCTTGAATGTCACTCAAAGCGAAGCGGACTCAATCCTTGATGCTGTAATGACTGTTCTTGACCGACAGATTGAAAAAGGCGGTTCGCGAGGAGATATTTTCGCTGAACTTCTGGAGAAGATTGCACAGTCGTCAATGTCTACATTTATAGAAAAAGCAACTCCATCAGCAGAAAAACCGAAAAGAAACTAGTTTGACAAGAAATCGCGATTAAAGCGATAGTTCCGCCATATAACACGCGGTGAAGTATAATTTGTCAAATAGAAATTTTCATATAACGAGGTTAGTGATGTTGTCGCGTCAGCGACTTCGTTTCTTTCTGCGGCAACACTTCTAAGGAGTTAGTAAAATGGGCGAGTACGGCGATAAAGCAGTAGTAAAGATTGATGCTGACGGTTCGGTGCTCAAGTGCGCTAAATCTCTTGGTGCCGATGAATGCGGTTTTACCCCTGGCGCAAAAGTTTGCGGTAAGTGCGGAGCAATGCCTGTTCAAATGAAGGCAATGATGGAAGAAGACGAAGAAGAAATGCCAGAAGAGGAAATGACTGAGGACATTTCTTCAGATGAGGAAATGCCTGCTCCAGCGCCAAAGAAGAAGCCTGCTATGGCGATGATGGACGAAGACGAAGAAGAGGAAGAAGAAGACGAAGAGGAAATGCCAGCGTCAAACGACATGGAAGAAATGCGCACTCGTCGTCTTGCCTCAATGGGAATGAAGTCCGCAGATGTTGGTCGCACTGGATACCTCTGCGCCGTTGACCGCAAGGTTTACCCAGGCGGAACTGGCGTGTGCGACGACTGCCCAGGTGGCTGTGTTTCCGAAAAGGGAATGCCAGGACTGCTTCATGTTGAAGGTCTTGCAGAAGACATGTTTGAAGGAAAAGTTCTTGATTCTGGCTACTCGGCAGAAGCAGACATGTTTGTCGTTGATGTTCAAGCAAAAGACGGTCGTGCAGTAGAAGTTTTCGTTGATGGAACAAACGGCGAAGTTCTTGGTTGGCACAAACTTGACCAAGACGCATTTGAGCAAAAGTCACTTCTTGATGAAATGATGCTCATTGACTTCAACGAAGCAGCAGAAATTGCGGTCAAGTCAATTGAGGGAAGCGTAGTTGCTGTAGAGCCAGATGTGTTTGAAGGCTACGACGCATACGCTGTTGAAATTGACGGCATTGATGGCAAGTCTTACGATGTGTTCGTTGCTCTTGACGGTGAAGTACTTGGATACGACAAGTACGAGCCAGAAGAAGCAGAAGACATTGAGGCAGAAGCAGCAGAGATTGCTCTCAAGCGTGCATTCACAGAAGACCAGCGCACTGCAATGGCAAAAGAGGGGAATGCACTGCCAGATGGTTCGTACCCAATCGCAAGCAAGAGCGATTTGCAAAATGCCATTTCCGCATACGGTCGCGCGAAGGACAAGGATGCTGCAAAGCGTCACATCATGAAGCGTGCAAAAGAACTCGGTGCTGAAAGCATGATTCCAGCGAACTGGGTTGCTGGTGGCGCAGAAATGAGCAAGAAGGATGACGACAGCATTGAAGTCGCTGACAACAGTTTCATGGCATCACTGCTTGAGTTTGAATTGCTCAATGCCGAAGAAGATAACAACCTCTAAAAAGAATCAAAAACAGATTCTAGAAATTGGAGCCCGTCATGACGGGTAAATCACTTCGCCTTACACGCATGCTTGTAAGCAAGAAGTTTGCACCGCCAAAATCAGCAGACGAACGCGCTCTTGAATTCCTTGCATCCAAAAAAGAGATTGTTTCAAAATCCTTTGACGCCGAACTTTCAGTTAAAGCACTAGGCAAAAATACTGGCAAGAAGCCGCCATCGGCCGACAACAAAGAAAAGCGCAAGAAGGGCAAAGGGCCAAATAAAAGATTTGGTCTTGCAGTTTTTGACCCTAATGCAAAAAAGAAAACAGGGCAGATTTTTATTCCCTGGATTGCACAGTGGGGGCGGACTGGAAGTGACGAGTACCCAAACTTTGGCTGGATAGACCCTATTAAGGAACTAAAGCCAAACCAAACAAATGCCCGAATGTTTCAGGCCAGCGAGAAAAAGAAAAACGGAGTCAGCGTCACATACTCAGATGTTGTGCGCAATCCACGGACTGGCGAGTTTGATACGAAGTCTCTCGGACGAACGATTGGTCAGTTGGTTCCTGGCGGAGAAATAGCAACAAGAGCGGCTTCCGCGCTTGGTCTTTGGCAGGATGCTGCTGGGAAGTTGCGTTGCCCTCCTGGAGTTCCTGCTGCTAACCAATTCACCGACTCGTCTGGCTCAAACTGTTTTGACATTACCGAAGGAATGGCAAGCCGACTTTTGAGGTCTGCAATAAATCAAGGTATGTCATTGCTTGATGACATGTCACTCCTTAACGAAGCAATTTCTAGGCCAACAGTTCGTGATGGACGAGGCATGATTGAGCGTGAAAGGGAGTTGGAATCACTGCGAGAGATGCTAAGCGGCTCATCCGTAGTCCGTGGACTCGCCAGCGCAAAGCCTCGCAGAGAATTCACGAACGGCGAGCGAACTGTTTGGCTGCCCGCTGATGACATGGACCTTATTACAGAAGCCGCAATTGATGGCTTCAAGCCAACTGGTCGTGTTGATACACCTGCACCCACTAGACCAATTATAAAAGTTGATGCAGTTCCAGAGGAACCGAAGTCGGCGGATGACCTAATTGGTCCTGACTCATTGCCAATTTCGCGAATTGATGCCAAGTCTTTTGCCGAGGAAGTTCGTGCTCGCGTCCTTGACGCACACCCAGACATTACGCCAGAAGAACTTAACAGAATAGTTATGCTTGCTGAACAGAAAGCAAGAATGACAGACGCCATGAATGGGCGGATTGATGTTGCGCTCCAATTGATGAAGGACCTCGGCATTGATGTTGACCCAAGTAGCCCGCAAAGCGTTAGCGCTGGATTTATGCGGGCAATGGATGAACTTAGCAAGTCTGGGTGGGATATCAACTTTGAAAACACCCTCTGGACAGATGTTGACAGAACGCTTTCACGAGAAGAACAAGTTGCGCAACACCACGCAAATGTGCTGAACATGATTGTTCAGAACATGGTCAAAGACCCAGAAGGAACACTTGAGGCGAGAGATGCTTCGGTAGTGAAGAGACTATGGGCTGGTCTAAGCAAAAAGAAAAAAGAAGAAGCAGTTCGTAATGCCACTATGGCGTATCTCAATGGAGATGCTCCAGAAACACTAAAAACAGACCTTGAAAAAGCGCTTCATCGCAACATGGCTCACAGAATGAACAACTACCTTGCTGCTGAGCATGGATTTATGTTGGGCATGCTCGCAGAGCACAAGATGAATCCAGGGAAAGCCGAATTGCTCAAGCGCGTTGGCGTTATGGACCCAATGGACCCACGCAACGAGGGTATTGAGGCAATGGTTATTCCAGACGCTGATGGGCAAATATCCATGCTGTGGAACCCACTTGGAATGATTCTTGCCGATAATCCACCAGCACCAAAGAATCCAAAAGCGTGGCGTCTATACGGAACCAGTGGCAGCGGTCTTGAAGTATCAAAAATTGCAGAAGTAAAGAAGACTGTTGATTCAGCGACAAAGATGGCAATGCTTAACGACATGTTGGGTGGTGATGTTTTTGATGCGATAAAAACTCACGGCTATATGGGCGATATCGCCAAGAAGCACGGAGGCTCAATCGGTCATGCAATGTTTGTCTTCCAACATGAATTGACGCATGCCCAGCAATACGCGATGGTCATGTACATGATTTCCCACGACAAAAAGGGTCGTCGCATAACTACCCTCTCAAATGTTGAACTTGCAAAACTTGCAGATGACATAATCACTGGAAATTTCCCTGGCTTGACGATGGAAATGCTGTTCGCTGACGAAAAAGCAATGGCAGCCGTTCATGGAAAAGTTGGCGTGGTCATGGACTCAATGGTCAGAGAGGGGATGTCTGGCATCTACCCAAGGATGCACCTTGAGACAATGCACATCCTCAACAAGATAATGGGTCTTAAAGATGATGAACGACCAGGTTTTATCTCTGACCTTGAGGACAGATTTGCAACACTTCGCGAGCGGGCTGGATTTGATAAAGACCTAACGCCAGATGAACAGATGGAACTCAAAATCCTTAATCACGCAATCGGCACAATACGCGGAATTGATGAATTTGATGACGAGCAATTGCAGAATTCGGTTAGGACCCAGCGTGCTCTGATGTTTGCGGAGTCGGCAGCAGAGTTGAACGCCGCACGAGCAATGGGGATAATTGACCCAACTGATGAAAAAGTGACTGCCGCACTTGCTCACCTTGATGCACCAATGGACAAGGTCGCAAAAGAAGTTGTAGCCGTAAAGGAATCAAAAAAACGCAAATGGCTTGAGCGTTTGGTTAGCGCTGTTGAATTATATGACGAGTTGAAGAACACAGAGTTTTCGCTTGAGCAAGCATCTTCTGGCGACGAGCCACTAACAATAAATCTTGTTCGTAGGAAGCGCTGGCGCGAAGGCGACAAAATTTTCGTATCCGAAGATGTTGCTCCAGGGGTCCTTACAGTTTCCCTTGAGGAAAGAAGTGGGATACCCCGTGGGTTTTCAAAACTCACACCAGAAGGCGAGTATGAGCCATTGCGAGCAGGAGACATTCGCGGATTTGCTGAAGCAATGTTGCGTTCTGGGGTGGAAAAAACTAAACCATTTAAGGGTCGTGCATCAGCCCGCAGCCACGGCAAAAAAATGAGAGACGACCTAATGGCAACTGCTACGCCAATGGAAATTTCTGCTATGGAAAAGACCATGCCAGAGCGCATGGATGGAAGAATTCTCACAAGTCCTGCACATGTTTCATATTCGGTTGCCGAAAGCGCAAAAATACGAAAAGGTTTGGCTTCAGGTAAAACATTTGACAAGCGCATTGAGGAAGATATTGCTCCACTTCTGAGCGTCATGGACAGACACGCGCTTGACGACGACTACACGGTGATAATGGATATGGACATACCAGGTCGCGAGGGGTTGGTCACTGGCTCCTCGGTTGAAGTGTCCAACATGTTCAGAGGAATTATTGCTGATAAAAAAACCGTGTTAACCCCAACTCGGGAAGAGTCTGGGACGAGAATGGTCCTCATGCTTCCTCGTGGAACTAGCGCAATCCCAGATGAAGATTTTATGCCTGGAAGAAACAAAGAAAAATCTTATTCAGCGCTACTCATGCCTCCTGGGAAAATTGAAGTCGTTGGTCGTCAAGATGATGGAACCATTGTCGCGCGTCTAGTTGAGCAGGCAAGTCCAAACGAAGTGCTTTCTAGCATGCGTGGGCCGTTGGAAGAAATTATTGCAAATCCAAACATTTCCGCATCACGCAAGATGGAAGCGCAAAAGGCTATTAATGCAATTGACGCTGCACGCTCAATCAACCTTCCAGTGGGCAAGCGCGGAGACGACCGAGTTGCGCGAATGTCATCAGTTGGGCTGTCATCTGCAAAAGACCGAATTGGAGCAAAGTCGCATAAGTACTTTGATGACGCATTGAAGCAGGTTGAAGAAGCAGCATCAACCTGGCAGGGCATGAATCCATCAACAAAAAATGCAATCAAGTATGGAACTACAATCGCAATGACCGCTTCGTCTGCATGGCTCGGAAGAAAGAACACAAAAATATCCAACTGGATGGACGATTTTGACGAGCACGAAATTGACTTTGCAGAAGAACTGCTAAATGTCTGGGATGCTGGCGGACCAACTCTGGCCGCTCACACAATTGCAAGTACAAAAAACATGATTTACCAGGCACAGGACAGATTTGAGAAATCTGGAATGAAGGGTTCTGATTTCCGCGCAAAAGTTGATGACATGTTTAACGGAATCAAAAAAGACATTACTGAAAAATTGGCTAATGGAAACCGTCGCTTGGGTGAAATGTCAACCAATCTACGAACCAACTTTATGGAAAACATAAACAGGGCTCTTTCTTCAATGAAAAAAGAAAAAGTTGACGCTGCTGAAGTGGTTGAAATAGAGAGAGACCTTGGTCGTGGTCTTGCAAGTCGTCGCGGATATTCAGCAAACACACCAAGCACAAAACCTCCAACTGGACTGGCTTCGCAAAAACACCCAGGCATCAAGCGACTTGCAAATGTGACTCCATTGAGGGCTCAAAAAGAAGGTGTCGCAGATGCTGGCGAACTTGACACAACTGAAGTTTCTTCATTGTTGAAAGATGAAATACTTACTGACATATTTGATATGGCTGATGAAGTTCCTGATAGAGGGCTTGCTAAGTGGATGAAGTTGAGGAAAGAAGCACTAAAAAAACCAAGCGAAAAAATTGTTTATACAGACAAAGATGTATTAGCGCGGGCAGCCAAGAGCGTCGTATCAGCACATATTGGCGATGCCTTGTCTGAACAATTCACCATTGAAGAACTTGTAGAGGCGGGAAAATTTCAAGCACAAGATGTTATCCCATATGGCATTGATGGAAATATTTTCCAAACTATTTCCGACATTGCTGATTCATACAAGAATGGGAATGGTGAGCCAGTAACTTTTTGGTATGTTCCAGAAACTGGAACACTTGAGAAAGAGCGGTTCCGCGGAACAGACGGCGAGTACGAACCATACACTTCTGACTACATTGAATTTTCTTACCCAAGCGATGAAGGCAATAAAGCACTGTATGACTTTGCGGCATCAACATTGGTAAAACAGTGGCAAATAACATCAAATGATTCAAATGTCACAAGTCTAAGAGTCCAAGATGTTGCGCGCGAAATTTTTGAATTAAATGATTCGCTTGGTTGGCGCTCCGACATTCGTGACCGTGGCGCAGCCATGGTGTTGAGTCCAGAGGAGCATGTTTCGCTTCCAATATCAGATGCACAAAAGAAATTGCTTACAGTTTTCATTAACGCTCAGTATGCTCAAACCCAAGAGTATTTAAACAAAAAGGGAATTAAAAAATTGACAGTTTATAGAGGTTTTACTGATGATGCGCTTGAATACTCACTAAGCAATAATGGAAACTTCCCCGAAGATGGTATAACTGACGCAGAACTTGAACTTAGGCCACTGTCATCGTTCAGTGTTGACCCACGCATCGCATGGGCTTTTGGGCAACTGGTAATTGAATCTGAAATTGACGCCAAAGATGTAATTGCACTTCCGTTGACGGGAAGTGGATGCTTGAATGAATCGGAGGTTATTGTTTTAGGTAGAAGCGGACTAACTGGAACAATTAGAGCAAAAAATGATTTTGGTAAAAGACTGTCTAAGATTGAAGCAGAAAAGACAAGCGCCTTACAGGCGGCTGAACTTGACAAATTTGCTCAAGATTTGATTGACATTCCACCACCACCAGATTGGACTGGTGATTTCTAATGAAAATAAGAATTGACAACGGACAAGATAATTCAGACTGGATTAAGGTCAATGCTTTTGATTTCCCTGGAATTAAAACGCTTAAACAATTTTACAAGCATTTCAATATTCCAGAAAAAGAACCAGAAAAATCCAAGGCAATGCGATACCTAGCAACCATGAGTTGGGTGAATATTGCACCAGATGAGATTCGTCAAGAGTTGATGAAATACGCACCAGGCACGCCAGAGCCGTGGGAAAGCGTGTCAAACTATAGGTTGAGCCGTCGCCTAAAAGAGCAGGATAAGAAGTGAAATCCGTACTTGTTGGAAAACTTGACAACAAAAAGTTGTACTACATCATTGACGCTGATGAAACACGCAGCGATGGTGTTCTTGTTGACGACCTCGGTAAAAAAGAATTGATTAACTTCTGGCAGTTTGTGCGCAACGAGCCACGAGTGAAGCGAATGATGAATAGCGATTTCCACAAATTCTTGTGGCAGGACTCGCAAAATCAAAGAGAAAAAGCGCTTTGGAACAATGTCTTTATTGCCAAAGCCTTCATGCCAGATGACGAATTACTGCAAACCGTGCCCATCAAAGATGACATTCTTGGTCGTAAATCAGTGCTACACGGGCTGATGAATAGGGCTCTTGACTTTGATATAACAAGGCGCTCAAACACCGTTGAAGAGAAAGCGGTGCGGGGAAGACTCGGTTCAGCGATTGGTCGTGCTTTTAAGCCAAAACGCAGCACGGGGAAAAAGTTCGTCCGTCGCTCAATGGAAGAGATTGAGGGTGTTCTAGACCCTCGCAAGCGTCGCGACTCCGATGGCGACGGAATGATTTTTGACGGCACATCACGAGAGATGCCAGACCCAGCAAGAGCAGCCAGCACGGCGTCAACAGGGGTTGCGAATGTCTTTGCGAGTGCCACCATGGATTCTCAATTGCCAGATGTTGACGCACCATTGATTAGTGTTGACGCAAGGAAAAAAAGAGTTGTATCGCAAATGCGTGGAATTTCTGCTGGTACTGGGGTGCCAGCAACTCTAAAAGATATAAGTGATTTTATGCGTGAGAAATTTGCTTCTGCATTCGGCTTTAAGAAAATAAAAGAAAAACTAAACGACCATGAGGCAGAGGCATTTGCACATTGGAACAACGGAATCGTTCCGAAAACCGTTGGTGAAGCGCACGAAATTCTTGCCAAGATTCACCCGACATACATAATGAACAGGCCAGCAAGGCATGACGCATTAAGAAAACATGTTGCATTTGATTTTTTAATGGATAAAGATGCAACAGAAGAATTAGAGTCTTGGGAAATATCTCTTCTTGCTGCACATTTACTGTTCTTGAAAGAGGGAGAGAATCTTCCAAATTCCCCTATTGGGCATAATTTTTATTACATGGACCTTGATAGGGCTAAAAAAGTATCGGAAAAAGTTGCAAACGATTTGATGTCATACTTCAAGGGTGAATCTTCGCTAAAACCGCTTCCGATGGGGTACTCGGATTTAAAAATAGAGTTGAATAAAAGAGTATACAGATTGTCTGACCCTCAAGACCTTGCGGCCGTAAAGCAAATTGCTGAAAGCATGACAATTATAGCGACATTACAGGGTCAACCAGATGGTTATTACAATATACTTGGTCGCGATATTTTGAAAGCAACTCAGGGTCATATTGAATATCACGATGGAGTTAGCGGGTATTGGGGATTTCGTACTGGTGCAAAAATAAACCGTTCTGGAGGTGCAGAAAAACTTTATACCCCAGGACACATTGTCGCGTATCAGAGCAAAGACAGAGATTTAAGTAGCATCGGTCTTCCGCGAGAAGAGGCCCGTAATCAAAATATTTCAATACTTGATTTGCTTCGCAAGCAACAGCAGAGCGGAGACAGAATTGCGATTACTGCGTGGCTTTCTGATGACGACGAAATAACCAACAAAAAACTAGCAGCAAAAAAAGAACAACTTTCACAAGCGCTTAAAGATTTAGAAAAAAAATTTAAAGATAAAGAACGACAATTTCAAATTTCCAGTAATTCTGGCGCCCTTTCTCCAGAGCAAAATATCAACATGCAAAAAGACATTATTAAAATGCGCCAAGAAATTGAAAAAATTATATCAGAAATAGAAGAAATTGAAAAAAATATTGATGTTGACACACCAGAGCGCAGAAAAGAAAAAGCAAAGGCGCTTTCAGAAATTCTCACACTAAACACCGCCCATCACGAGCATGGCCATGGGCATGAATCCCTGGCAATATACAACGATGTTGAAAAATCCGTACTAGCGAGAAGAGACGAACGGATTCTTGAACTAAAGGCAAAGGGCAGTGGAATCTCTGGCGATGAAAGGCAAGAGTTGAATACCCTGTCATCGGCAACAGACCATCGCGAATTATGGAATTGGTATCTTTTTGACCAAATAGAAAATGGTCCAGAAGAAATTTTTAATGAAACATTTAATGCTGCATTGCAGGAAATTTCTGCATTCGGTTTCGCGGAAAGATACGAAACCCTTTTTGTGATTAACCCAGAAGAACAGGGCATTATTGATGGATTTCAAGGTGCCGTTCGCACCCGACTATTGTTGACCAAAAGAGATTTGACTGGCTCCCTTACTCTAACTAGGCAAAATATTCTTTTGCTGCAAAGACGAAGCGATTCCCAATCAATTCAAATGCTTAGTGACATGAAGGACACAGAAAAACAACTTGTAGAAGATATTAAAAATATTGATATCGTTCTGAGCGATTTTGACAAAGCAACAGATGCATTAAAGTCACAGCCTTTAGTTGACCCAAAAACTCGCTCAACGGTAAAAGTATCGGAAGAACAAAAAAACAAATTCAACAAAGTCCTTGAGGAATATGCGCAAATCCTTGAAGACATGCCTGACAGGGCAATTGATATCAGGCCAGGAACCGAGAGGGGAAAGAAACTCGCCGCCATAGTCAGGAGGGCAAAAGTAGAAAACGATGAACTCACTGTTGGTGATGTCGTTGAAATAATTAGTGCTGGCCGTGTTCTGGTGACGACAAATATTGGAAGCGGTGCAAGATTCATAACAATTGGACAAAATAGAGACTTGGCCCCACAAACTCCAGGAGGCTTTAGTTATTACAATTCGGTCATAGATGGACTTACGCAAAACATGGGGCAATTAGCAGTAATTAAAGATTTAATGGACAATGGTATATCGGAACTACTCGGCGAAGATAGCGAAGAAAATGCAATGCTAAAAAGAGCGGTGCAGTCAATGGGGATGACGGCGCGAGGAGGGCAGTTGCAGACTGGAGCGTTCCAGCCATCGGACCTCGGCTTTGCGCAGGACAGTTTCACTGGAGAATCAGAGTTGGTTGACCCAGACGATTTTGACCCTCATGCAATGATTTCATATTTGAACAGTCTTTTGAATTTCAATAATGCTTTCCCAGGCGGTAGAAATCCGAGCACATCTCCGCACGATGGTTCAGTTTTGATGATTGGAAATGGCCAATATCTTGAACTTGAAAATTTTGTTGCAGCCCTGTACGGAGATGCTGACATGCTGGAGAAAGCAAGAACCAAATCGTGGGGTGAACTATGGGAATCACTTACCCCAGAGCAAAAAATAGTTGTTCGTAAAGCAATTGCGAAAGATTCAAGACGCTACATGGAGGCCAGGCTTGACCAGGTTCCATCGGAGTTTCGTGGACATGTACTTTGGGACCGTATTGGTCAGCAATTTAGCCTTGACGACCTGAACCCAGCAGAAAAATCTTTAATGAAGACAATAGTTAGAAAAATGGCTGTTGCTGGTGGAGAATCATATGTTGAAAGGGGATACCGCACTCCAGTGCCAGTTCCCATTAGCGGGATTGATGTGCTTTCATTTTTGGGGAACTATGGACAAAGAGAACTTGCCTCAGAACTCAACTCGGCTCTTAAATCTGGGATGAATATACTTGGTGGTCAATCGCTTACGCCAGAAGAAAAATCAGCGCTAACGAAATATGCCACATGGCTTCTTCATGGTTCACGAACCGATTTGGAACAATCAGTAAAATCAGAAAATTATATTTTTATTGACAATAAAAGAACGGTGGTCGGAACACGATGGACAAAGTAAATACCGACAAGATAAAAGGTTATGACGACCTACCAGTATGGCAACAAAAATGGATAAGGATTTTTGGCGCTCCATGGCCAGCAACAAACAAAGAGAAAGATGGAATGTCAATATTTATTGGCAATCTACGCAAATTTGTTGATGGTTCAGATATCTATGAAAGCAGGAGGAGGAAGATGCAGGCGGGGGTTGAAACATCCATTCTGCAAAGCGCTCCTAAATCAATAGGTAGAGATGAGGCATTTGCAAAACTGGTATTCTTGGATGAAAGAGACATTGAGGTTTATGAAATGTGGAATGATGGAAGCATCATTCCAACCAAAGATTTCATGGACTGGATTAGACCAGGTCTTGAGAAGTATGTAAAAGAAGGACCGAAGAAGCCACAGCAGGCCCCAACAATGGAGCAATTGCGCAAACAGGTTTTAGCCAGAAAAAAAATACGAGAGAAGCAAAAAAACAATGAGCAATGAGCAGCAAAAGGCAGACCCACTCGGCGGGATAATCCCTCAAGAGCGTGTTACTGGTGACATTCTCAAAGGACGCGGCCCTCGTCGCGGAAACCTTGAAAGGCTCTTGCGTTATTGGCGTCCAATCATGAAAAAGCCTGGCGGCTTCCGCCGTTGTCGCGTAATACTCGCAGACCATCCAGAACTTTATCCGCTTGAGAACATTTGCGCATGGCTGCACCATGAAACAACTGGTCTCTGGCCCAACGAAGGATGCCATCACCCAGACATGAAAAACTGTAAGGGCAAACTAAAGAAGAACAACTGGACAGACGCAGACTTTGTCCGTCGTCTTTCAAAGCCAATCAATGCTCCAGGAAAACTTGGAGGCAAAAGCGCATATGAAGACGATGTTTTCTTTGCACCTAGCGAGTGGCGCGAATACGAGAGCAAGTCAAATCCAGTAGTGACTCAGGAAGACCTTTCACATGCCATGAAGGTGCTTGCCGACTTTGTTGAGATGGAACCAGATTTCTCCGACTATCTTCGTGATAACGACAACTGGGAAACCGAAGGCGAGTCACTGGATGGGAAGATGATGACCGCCCCATACACGCCAACAAAGTGCTGCGACTAGATACGGAATATTTAAATGCATGAACTAATCACGGAAATCAAGACGCTTGAATTTGCAAGTGCTTGCTGTCCAAACTCAATGCTCACGAAAGTGCGTGTTGTATTTGCAGCGCAAAAATCAGCACCGAATAATGTCATGCGGTCTTTGCCTGCAAACCGTGGAGAGTTGATTACATTTAAGGCGCTCGCAAAACGCAATGGTCGTATGCGTGAGTACGAAGTGAAGCGAGTCGGTACAGTCGGCTCAAGCAATCCGCTATTACAAGGCGTGCAGGCTGCTGGTTCAATGGCGCTACCTGGTGACTCAAGTATCCTAAGGAGTCCAATACGAAGCACTGTTTTTGGCGCACTCACCCCAGGTATGCCAAGTATCCCTGGAATTCCTGGTCGTGGTCTTGGTGGACGAGACAGGACATACCACTGCCCAGAGGGCTATCAGTACGGTGGTCGTTTTACGGACAAGAAGTTTTCCAACTGTGGAGCAAAACTATTTGACATTGCTGGTCCACTTGGTCTTGCTATTGCTGCAATACGAGCAGTACGAAATGCCGCTAGACCTAGCGATTTGACGCAGGGTGAAGTTCTTGGAGCGGGTCAATATCCAGAAAGCATTGTTGACTCTCGCAAACCGCAAATCCCGAAAGTCTCTTTGTCTAATCCACAAAAACTGAAACTTGAAGTTGACAAACTGGTAACTCCACTCGGTAAGCAATCCGAGCCAGTCGCGAGAATGGTGAGACGAGACGGATTTGTTCTAGAACCAGTCGTTCCTGCATCAGTTTTAAGAACGATTCCAGACAACAGGGACATGGAAGGCGCAACATACATTGCAAGCCACCTCAGCCCAGACACAATCGGAAAAGACGAACTAGGTCTTCTTTCCAATACTGGAATCCAGAGTTTGAAGTATGTTCTTCCTGGTGGCTCAACGCTCACCCTTGAAAAGAAGCGACCACTTACGGTCGGAGAGCGTCGCAAACTTGGTCGTACTGTAAATGCTGCAATTGCTTCGTCAAACGATAAAGACCCAGCATCACGATTGAAGATGGTTGCCACTGAAACTGGCGACGGAATTGGATACAGCGAAAAATTCGTTGGCATCTCAAACCCGAACAGCGTTGGACCAGACGGCAAAGAGCGCTGGGCATCTACGGTGTTTGGCAAGAAGCGCCCAGCACAGCAAGACACTCAACAGGAAGCAGCACCAGTACAGGCGGCTGCCACAGGACAGACGGATATCGGAACCGTTGATGGGGCAATTAACCACATCAAGAATGGCGGAAATCTTGCCGATATTGCGCCAGACATTCTTCAAGAGGTACTCAAGAAGATGCGTGAAATCAAGACGCAAAAAATCAACGACCGTCAGTCGCTTGTGTCAATGCCTAACGGCGACAAACTGTTGCTCAATTCGTCTGCCAACAATTTTGACCACATTGGACAGCGTTTTGCATCAGAAATTCAAGAGCACCTTGGAATCAAGGCTCCAGACATCTTCTTCGTTGGTGTTGGTGATAAGCGAAACTACCTTGCACAAGACGCTGAAACAGCAATTCGTGGAGCAAAGATTGACAGGAACTCCAAGTTCGCTGACTCCAATCCAATGGATGTAACCAGGTTGATGTTTGCAGACATCCTCACGGACACGAGGAACCGAAACATAGGGACAATTTCGTTGCTTTCTGGGAAAGACAACAAGTACATTCTTGCCACATCAAACCCTGGCTCTGGACTTACTGGTCTTGATGAAATATCAATTACAAAGCGCACCAAGATGGGTATTGAGGAGTTGCTCAACCCAGACGAGGCTTCTGTATACATAAATTATTTCCAAGCCCTCAAAGAACTACAGCGGGCTCAGTACCAGCAATTTATTGCTACACTTATTCAGAGGGCAAGAGCCTTTAATTTCAGCAACTTTAAGTCAAACCTTTACAAAGACGGAAAATTGTCTCAAGGCGAAAAAATTCACTTGAACATCCTTGAGAAATTGTTTAATCAACGCCTAGGTCGTTTGACAAATGCAAGAGATTCAATCTACGAAATTGTGAGCGCTAAGAAATGAAGCAATACGCAATCCTAAAAGACGCAATCCGAAATGAAAACTTCGGAATAGTTGTCAAGTCTGACGAAGCAACAAAGTTTTTTGGATTTACCGAGCACGGCGCGGAATGGTCCAAGTGGGCAAATAGCGTAAAAAGCGCAGAGTCAGTACTCCCAGACGGAATCACTGTTGGCGAATTCAAGACCTTGACTGAGGATATTTTGGTCAAGTTTGATATTGACTCATCTGATATTGAAGTTAAGTCAGAAGTGTTGACTGAATCCCGCAGGTTCAATAAGTTCGTTGAGTCAAAGTCGCTTAACAGCGCTTCAAAGTTGGTCAGTATCTCGGACAGCCCAATTAACGCTTGCGGGATACACCACCAGACAGCAATTAACTTCAAGGCTCGTTTGTTCCGTGGAGAGCAGACAAGAGGCGAATTGGCACTCAAGTCAAGATTTGGACAACTTGCTTTCAACCATGAAATCAGTCGTTTCAATCCACGACCAAACTCTGAAACAAAGAGTATTGAATTTGCAAACATCCGAAAGAAAATTAACTCTGGTGCAGAGCGCCGATTCGGCCAGCAGATTGTCAAGTCAATCAACAACTCAATATCTGAAGTAAAAGTTGAAGACGACTGGATGAAGCGTCGTGGAAAAGTTGGAATCAACACTTCTGAAATAATTGATTTCCACGAAAAGGGTCTTGGACGAGCAATTGGCCGTGCAATATTCGGTCGCGGTCGCGGTCGCGGTCGCGGAATGGGCGGCAATGCAAGCAGATTTATTGCTGGTGTTACGGACCCAAGCAAGCGCCGAGATGTTGACGGCGACGGAATGATTTTTGATGGCACATGGCGAGAAATGCCAGACCCAACAAGATTTAAGCCAGGCGCACGAGTACCAAACAGAATGCCTGGTGGCGGAGCACAGCGCCCATACAGGCCTGGCCAAGATACTGGCGCTCCAGCAATGGTTGACGACCTTTCAGACATGGATTCAACGACATTGCTGATAGAACTAAATCGTATTGACAACGCCATATATCCATTTAGTGGTGATGTAACAAAACCTCGTCAGGATAAAGAACGCGCTGTAGCAATTAGAAAAGAATTGCGAAAACGAGGACTTTCCTACAGGGACATTGAGGCACAACAGAGAACCGTAGGACCAGGAATGGGCCTAGGCGTTGGGATGCGCGAAGACCCTGCGCTTGACAGGCTTTCCGCTGACTTGCGTAAGCGATATGGGCGCGGTCTCGCCTCGCAGCGCGGTGACAAGAAACCAAATGCGACGCCAACAAGCAAGCCTGCGGAAAAGCCGAAAGACCCTTCAAAGATGACGAAGGAAGAAATTGACGACCTTCTCTATGACTTAAGGGAAGATTGGAGGCAGCGTAAGCGTTCAATGGAAGCAGACCTCGGCGAGGACATGTTCTATTGGGAAGATGAAGAAATCGCAAAGCGTTTCATGGATGACTATGGAATGACAAAGCGCGAAGCCGATAAGGCGGTTGACGAATATCGTGACCTTTACGACGAATACACCGAAGCACAGATGGAGTATGACGAGCGTCGTGCCGAACTTCTTGACGCAAAAGAGAAGGCACCGTTTGCCGACGATGTTGACGAAACTGGCGATGAACCACAACAAATGCGCGGACTCCGTTCAGCCAAAGACGAAGTTAGCGACAACATTATTGAAGAACTCCTTGATAGGGCCGATGGGGCAAATGATGGAATCACTCCATTGTTGGAAAAACTCAAGAAGAACAAGTTGTCAGATGATGAAAAGTCAGACCTTCTTGAAATGCTTAACGACGAGTTCAAAAACGGCGACCTTGCTGGCGACGAAAGACTTGACAAGTTAATCAAGAAGATTAAGAAGCAGAAACAGTCTGATGGCGGACTGGTTGAGCCAGACCTCCAAGGTCTTCGTGACCAGTTCGGTAGTCGCGGATTGAGTTCCCGTCAGCAGCGAGACATCCAGAAGTTTGGTCGCGCATTCTCGCCTGGCACGGACCCAAGCAACCGAGAAGTTATTGACGAACTTCTTGAAAGTGCCGAGGGAGCAAACGACCCAATTACGGACAAACTCCGAAAATTAAAACTGTGGCCTCGCCTTGACGACAATGAAAAAGCAGACATTCTTGAGGACCTCACAAACGAGTACAACAATGGTGAACTCGCTGGCGATGACCGTTTGAAGAAATTGATTGATGACCTTTCCGACAGTGGAAATGCAACAATCTTCCCAGACCTCTCGTCAAGTCGCTACGACGCTGGATACACACCAGAAGCAGAAAGAGAATTCCTTGATTCCGTAATTGAAGAACTCTCCCAAGATGGTGGGCCGTTTGAAAGCGGTTTCACAAACGAAGATTCAGAAGCATTGATGAATGCATTTAGGGAGCCAGGCGATTCACCGCGTGGACTTGCTTCACGCCGCGATAGCAAGCCAGCGAGTGCTGCGAAGAAAATCATGTCTCGCAACTTTGAAAGTTCTGAATCTGGTGGTGCAGATTTGGATTCTGGCATTCGTCAAGTTGCTCAAAGTCTTGGCATGGATAAAGATGCAGAAGACAAACTTTCCAAACTGATTTACGACATCGCTGAGCCAAGAACTGTTAGTCGTCCAGAAACAAGCGACGAGTCAATTGACAAAATAACAAAAGACAAGACACAGCGAGAAGTACTAAAGGCTGCAGTTAACGAATTTACAAACTTGACCAATCCTGAGAGAATTACTTCCCCAGATGCGGCAAAGCGAATAATCCGAGATGGATTTAGAAGCACACAATCGGGTGGTGCCGACTTGGATTCTGGTATTCGTGGAGTTGCTCGTGGATTAGGCCTTGATTACGACGCACAAAACGAACTCTCAAGCCTTGTCTACGACATCGCTCAATCAAAGCCAAAAGCAGTAAAGAAGATAGATTCACTTCCTGATGAGTTGACAGATGACGATGCCAAGAGTGAGATTCTTAAAGAGTCACTTCGTGAATTCTATAGCGGGATGAGGGCTGCACCACGCGGTCTTGCTTCACGACGCAACGATGTTGAAACATATGGGACCCTCCCTAGTTCAATGGGCGGACGGGAGACAGACCGCGAAAAGGAACTGCGTAAACTTTCTGAGTCATTGAGGGCTGAAACGCAAAGAGTGATGCAGCAGTTGGATGGTGCTGGAATACGCGACGGTCGCATTGGGCGCAATACAAGTAGGCAATCAGAAATCGCTGACAGAGTCCGTCGCGCTTCGGAAAACATGCCAGATTCAGCACGCCGTCAACGCAATGCTGTTCCGCAGAACATGAGTTCACGCCGTGCAACAGCAACGACCGAACGAGCAGCAGCACCACGAGGACTTGCATCTGACCGACCAAAGCCAAAGGTCAAGAAGAAGACCAGCAACGCAATACCTGGCGTTGATGCAGTAGATGAAAAGGACGGACGGTTCTGGAGCACGCTGACACCAGAAGAGCAGCAAAAGGCTCAAGCGGCGCTAGAGCAGCACAAGTTGGAAATGGAAAAGAAACTCAAGGGCCGTTACGCAACATGGTGGCGTGGTCAGGTTCGTGGAGCACAGAAACAGGGTGTTCGCGGTGGGCGATTTGCACCACGAGATGAAGACGATTCATTGAACTTCGGCGACATCACAGAAATGCAGCGCCAACTTGATATCGCTATTGCAAATGGAACTGTATCCAGCGTTGCTGTTGATAAAGAAGGAAAGCCAATAATTAACAAAGATGGCACTCCAAAGCAATCAATGGCAGATGTATACCAAAAAGAAATTGACACATTAAGCCTTCTTTTGAATATGGAAAAGGCAAAAGATTATTCAAAACTTGAACATCTACATCCAATTCAGAAGAAAATTGTTCTTGAAGCAATTGGTAAAAAAGGTGGCGACAAGGAATTCAAGGGCGGCACAAAATCCACATACTTTGGACGCGGCGGTGGCGTAACACGCACAGCGGCAGATGTGACAGCAGCAGCAGAAGCAGCAAAAGATAAGAAGAAGGGCGATGCTGGAACAATCAAGTTCCGTCAGCGTATTCTTCGTGTTAACCCTGAGCGTGCAAGAAGGCGCGAACTACGGAAAAACCGAGTTAAAAACAAGCCTGGACGACGAGGAGAAATCCTTGACCCAACGCTTGCGGCAAAGCAGAAGAAATTGCGCGCACAAGCACGCATCCGCGGAATCAAGAGCAAGTTCAAGGGCAAGCGCGATGCAGCAAAACTCACGAAGCAAGTTGAAGGACAGAGAGCAGAACTGCATCCGTTGACATTCAACCAAGACGGAAGCATCACGATGACCCCAGCGTTCCCAGACATGCTCGCATTCCTGTCTGGCTCACTGCATGCAAATAAGAGGAAGGGCGAAAAAGCCGAACAGCGAGTGTTTGACAGACTCCTTGCCGACCTTTGGGAGAACACTGGTTTTGCACAAAAACCGATTCTTGTCAGGCCAGAAGAAGTTGATGAACTCATCAAGGCTGGATGGCAGCCAATTGTTCGTGGAACTGGTGGAGAAAAAGTAAACAGTGAAGGCTATGTTGAACAGTTCTTGACATCTGAAGGACGATTTATTCCTGGTCAAGGTGCGCGTGCTTACGGAGTCGGAGAGTACTTCACATTCCCAGGAGAGTCGCGATGGGACAGTGGTTACACTGGAGGAGAGAATGCAAGGCACACAATCCTTGCGCTAGTTCCTCCTACGGCAAACATTGTTTCGCAAATGGAACTAAGCAGTGAAGTAAGCAAACTCAAGCAGCACCTAGATAAAATCAGCGCACGAGTTGGTGAGATTGGTGGACGAGATGCTGCTGCAGCAATGTCAACTCCAGAACTAGTTAAAGAATTGCGCGAGGCTGTTGGCGACATGTCCGACGATACACGAGCATCACAGGTAATCAAGGGCATGATTGACATGCTTGAGGAAAAAGACAACGCTGGAGAAGATACGGCTCAGTTGCGAGGTCAAATCACTGACGGTCTTGACTACATGAAGCGAATTGTTGACCATAATGACATCGGACATGTTGCCCCAATGCTTGGAGTTGACGGCCATGAACCAGGTTCTGATTCTGGTGTGTTCTTGCTTCATAACCGAGGTGCTGTTGCCGCTGTCCAGCGTCCACTCACCCGTAAAGAAGGAAAAGAACTTGGACAGTTCAAGAAGTCAATCTGGAAGTCGTGGGGACGAGACAAAGTAACAAGCCCTATGCCAGAGTCTGCTCCTGCTGCACCAAAGGCGCCAAAGGCACCAAAGGCACCGAAAACAAGTAAGCCAGCAACGACAAACGCATACAGCAAAGTTGATGTGAGCGGGTGGAAAAAAATTGGTGGACAGAGAGGCTCAAACCCTGGTGGAACATTTACTGACTCTGCTGGTGTTGAGCACTACATAAAGACGCCGAGCACTCCGCTTCATGCAGAAAACGAAAGTCTTGCGTCAACGCTCTACAACATGCTTGGTGTGAACGCCGCCGATGTTCAAGTTGGAGACGATAACGGACAGGTTAAGACTGTTTCAAAAATCGTTCAAGGTGCACGGTCTGCGACATCTAGCGATAAGAAGCAAATGCAAAGCGCGTTTGTTGCTGACGCATGGCTAGGCAACTGGGACGCTGTTTTGAATGACAACACGCTTATTGACTCGTCTGGAAAACCAGTAAAGATTGATGTCGGTGGTTCAATGTTGTTCAGGGCTCGCGGTGGAGCCAAGGGCGCGCAATTCGGCGATACGGTCGGAGAAATTGATACCCTTCGTCAACGGAACTCGGTCTACGCAGATATCACTGACGCTCAGATTAAGGAACAGGTAAAAGCCCTTAAATCAGTCAGCGCAGACATGATTAAAGCCCAAGTCAAGGCGATTCTCACCGATTCTGCGCAAGCCGCAAAACTTGCTGATACCCTTATTGCTCGTCGCCAAGACCTTATTAACAGGTATGGCTGAGGAAATAGGAGGTAGTTATCATGAAGAATCTTTCTGAAGGCGTAAAAGCACACATGGCATACGCGGAGATGCGTGACGAAATGGTTGAACTCAAGGCGTACCCACCATTTAGCACCATGCCAAAAGACCCAAACGGTGATTTGGTGTTCCCGAGGATGAGTGCCATTGGGGAAAAATTTGACGCAGCAATCAGGAAAGAAATGGACCGCATTCATTCGCTCTCCAAAGATGCAGAAACAGAAAAAGATTTAACCCCAGAAATGTTTTCGCGTCCATTCTCAACACTGTCAATTGAGTTTGCTGACGACCTGGAAGAGGCAAGACTTTACAAAAAGCGCTACAACGACCCAGTCGTTGCGCTTGAGGCTGCACAAGAAATTTACAAGGAGCCAGAAACCGAGCCAAAAAAGTAGGTTTAGGTAATGGCTGATGTAGAAAAATCAGAAACAAACAGCAAAGCGTTTGCTCTTCGTATTGCGCAGAATATTGGTTGTACTGGCGCGCATAAAAAAGACGGCAAGTGGATGCCATGTTCAACCATGGAAGAATTGCGGGAAATCTCCGCAAGTGCTGAACCAAAAAAGAAAACTGCGCTAGTAGAGGTTGAAGAAAGATTCAAAAGGCGAAGCCGAAAAGGCAAGAAGCGCCAATGGGAGAATCTTGGGCAAAGAGGGGTCGCTGGAATTGATGCGATGGAGACTGGCGGAATTGTTTCTGCCCCAATAGTTTCCGTTAAAGCAGGAATACCAGGTCTTGCGCCAAGAGACAGCGATGATGATGTCTATACCGAAATTGAATCTGCAAGAAAGCGTTCTGTTCGCTTGGGTTGCATTGGCGTAAGACGGCTTGTTTCACAAAGTGGGCGAACGGTATGGATGCCGTGCACAACCAACACTGATTACGCAAGACTTGCTGGAACCACAGCCCTTGGCAGAAGGCATCAGCGTCAAGCAGCAAACTTGGCAATTAGAAAGATTGTTAGCGAGCAACTCAAGAACCCTCGTCGCAAAAAATCTTTGTTTGACGAAATGTACGAAGAAAAAGGATTGGGTCGCGCAATCGGTCGCGCTGTTGGCTCTGGCTCAAGGCGAGGAAAAATCCGTCGTGCTATTGAAGTCATTGACGGAATTCTTGACCCACGACTAAGGCGAGATGTTGACGGAGACGGTTTCATCTTTGATGGAACATCAAGAGAAATGCCAGACCCAACTCGCGCAATTCCAGATACTGGCGAAGGACTCACATCAATGCGCCGCTCGGACAACAGACTTTCTGATTACCGAGACAGAGGCGTAGAGGCTTACGACCCAACAAAGCCAAAGAAACCAAGCAAGCCAACAAGAGTTAATCCATCTGATATTTCTGTTGGCGGAAACTTGAAAGCAAGAGAAATCTTGCTTTCCGACAGACTGCGCAATAGAAGCCGACAGGACCAGGCAACCATGCTTGGTATTTCTGTTGATGTTATTGAGCAGATGGAAAAACCAGACGCAACAATTGACCCATACGCAGCAGACAGACTCGCTGATGCGCTGAACCTTCACCCAACTGCAATTTGGGGCGATGATTGGCTAAAGCCAGATGTGACTGAAGAAGCCACTCCGAAAAGAACACGGAAAATGCGCGAACTTGATGACAGGGATAGACAAATCCTCAAAATGCGTGATGAAGGTAAGACGCTTGACGAAATAGGAAAAGAATTAGGGATTACAAAAACTCGCGTAAACCAACTGCTCAAACGAGCAATTGAATCAAACTCGCGTGAATTTGATAAAGGCTCAAGGAAGCCAAATACAATTCCAACTAGAGTTGCAAAATCATCTGGAATGGTTAAGCGTGATGCTACTGGAAAAGTAATTATTGAAAAAGATGTGCGAAAAGAAGTTTTTGACAAGACTGTTGAAAGTCTCAAAAAACTAGGAATGACAGAAGATGAAATCAACATTCTTCTTGGCGGAAAACGAGAAGCAAATGTAACTCCTGAGTCAGCAAACGCCCCATCGGTATTAATGCTTGACAACCAAATGACTGGTCTAAGAAGCGCTCGCAAGAAGAGCATTCCACCATCAGAATGGCCAGAGAGCGAAAAGAAGCATTACCTCAACTGGGCAAATGCACGACCAAGTTTCGTTGTTCCATACAGCCTTGTCGTCAAGTACAACAAAGATAAGTTTTTGTCCGATAAGGACTGGAGACTCCTAAAGCAGTTTTACGACCGCTATGGTGCAAACTCTCGTTCACGGAATGTGACCCCAATGGGTCTCCGTTCAACATCAACATACACTGGGACACCAAATGTTGGTGCGAAAAGAATGGGACAAATCATTCTTGGCCGCGTGCAATCCAAGTTCAAGGGCGAAAGACCAGGACAGCGTAAACATCACGCAATTATTGGTGCTCCAGGAATGGGCAAGACGAGCCTTTACGACTTCCTTTCGCGAACAGCGATAATCCCTGGCGACTCAGAAGCGGCCCATATTGACCCAGACTTCGTGAAACAAGGAATGGAAGGGTACAACGGAGGCGCTGGTGCTGGAAACATCCACAGAGAATCGGCAATGGCGGCAATGCACATTTACAGGGATGCCGTGAAAGAACAGATGGACATTGTGACCGAGGGGACTGGCAAACGCCTTATGGACTACCTCAATCTGGCTAAAGGGTACGAAATGGTTGGGCATGCGGCATGGATTCCTCCGTCTGGTGCAAAAGAAAGAATTCGTAAACGAAAACTGGAAGATGGGCGAGAAATAGCCGAATATATCGTTGACCATATCGCCGATGTTTCATATGACCTGGTCGCTCGCCACCTCCGAAACGGTGAAATGAGCAGTTTTTACCTCTGGGATACCGATGTTCCAAAAGGTGCTGCACCAAAACTGATTGCAAAGGTGGAGGGCGGCGTTTTCGTTGTCAACGATGAAGACAAATTCAAATCCTGGTCAACTGGTGGTCGCGGTGGCTCAAATGGAGACAAAAATCTGTCCTACTTCAAGAAGAAATACGCTAAATCACAATAAGCCATTTACACACAGTAGTTTGTGTAATAAAGTATTAGTTCCACTGAAGCATCATGAAACTCGGTTACTCTAGATAACTAAGGGCTGGGTGCTTACCTGAGCCGTAAGTAAAAACAATCCATCCTCAATCTCTAAGGAAAAAAATCATGTCAGAAGACAAGGCAAGACTCAGCGAACTGCAAAGTGCACTTCGCGCAAAGATGGCAGACAATAAGACCATCGCAGACTCGTTCAAAATTGAAGACGGCAATGTCGTTGTTTCCAGCGCACAGAAGACCGCATTTGACAAGAACATGCAAGACATCAAGGAAATCAAGAGCCTCATCTCTGGCCTTGAGCAAATGAGCGAAGTTGACTCATGGGGCTCACAGTCAAGCGGTGAATCAGTTGCAGCAGCAGCAGCAGCAGGTTCGGCATTTTCACAAAGCCTCCGCAGCGAGACAATCGGCGAAGCATTCTTGAACTCATCAGAATTCAAGTCACTCGCAAATGGTCGCAACGGTGCAAACATGCCATCACCTTTCCAGTACGGCGGAAGCCTTGCTGGCATCAGCGGTTTTGGTGTCAAGGATGCTTACACGGCAATGCCAAGCGGCTTCCCAACACAGTTCGGAACCGTACAGCGTGACCCAATCGTTGTTCAACCAAAGCGCACCAAGCGTGTTCGCGACTTGTTCCCAACTCGCACCACGACTGCTGCAATCATTGAATACTTCCGCATGACTGGTTTCACCAACAACGCGGCAGCAGTTGCAGAGCGTAACGCAGGCAACACTGCATTCGCAGCGAAGCCACAATCCAGCATGTCGTTTGAGGGTGTACAGACTTCGGTCAAGACCCTTGCACACTGGGAAGCAGCACACCGCAATGTTCTCGCTGATGAGCCACAACTGCGC